TGTTCCACTGGTGCGGCTTGTACCTGATGTGCCGTCAGAAATGCCACTTGTTCCGCTAACACCATTTGTACCACTTGAACCACTAGTGCGGCTTATGCCTGATGTACCGCTTGTTGCGCCGCTTGTACCAGCAGTTCCGTTAGAGCCGCTTGCCCCGCTTGTACCGCTCACACCGCTTGTGCCGCTCACACCAGTTGTTCCGCTAGATGCGCCGCTTGTGCCGCTAGTTCCATTTGAACCGCTTGCACCACTTGTACCGCTTGTTCCAGTTGTACCACTAATTGCGTTTGTACCGCTTGTACCATTAGAGCCGCTTGCGCCACTTGTGCCACTTGTTCCAGTTGTACCGCTGATGCCATTTGTGCCGCTTGTACCATTAGAGCCACTTGCACCGCTTGTGCCACTTAAACCGCTAGTACCGCTCGCACCAGTTGTTCCGCTAGATGCTCCGCTTGTACCGCTAGTGCCATTAGCGCCGCTTACACCGCTAGTGCCACTTGTGCCGGTTGTACCGCTAGAATTTCCACTTGTACCGCTTGTGCCATTAGAACCACTAGCGCCACTTGTTCCACTAGTTCCACCAGTACCACTAGTACCACTAACTGCATTAGTGCCATTTGTACCATTAGAACCACTTCCTCCACTTGTGCCACTTGTTCCAGTTGTGCCGCTTACGCCACTTGTGCCGCTCGCACCAGTTGTGCCGCTAGATGCGCCGCTTGTGCCGCTAGTTCCATTTGAACCGCTTGCACCACTTGTACCGCTTGTTCCAGTTGTTCCGCTAGAATTTCCACTTGTGCCAGAAGTTCCATTTGAACCGCTTGCGCCACTTGTTCCACTTGTACCAACTGTACCAGCTGTTCCACTAATTGCACTTGTACCGCTTGTACCATTAGAGCCGCTTGCGCCACTTGTGCCACTTGTTCCGGTTGTACCACTAATTGCATTTGTACCGCTTGTACCATTAGAACCACTAGCGCCACTTGTACCGCTTGTTCCGGTTGTGCCACTAGAAGCTCCACTAGTACCGCTTGTTCCATTAGAGCCACTTATTCCACTTGTGGAACTAGCTCCGCTTGTACCGCTTGCGCCTCCAGTTCCGCTTGTTCCATTGGAGCCACTTATTCCACTAGTACCACTTGCACCAGTTGTTCCGCTAGAATTGCCACTTGTACCACTTGTACCATTAATTCCACTTATACCACTAGTTCCACTTGTGCCAGTTGTACCAGCTGTTCCACCTGTACCATTAGAGCCACTTACACCACTAGTACCACTTGTTCCAGTTGTACCGCTAATTCCATTTGTACCACTTGTACCATTAGAACCACTTGCGCCGCTTGTACCACTTGTTCCTGTTGTGCCACTAATTGCATTTGTACCGCTTGTGCCATTAGAGCCGCTTGCACCACTTGTACCGCTTGTACCGCTTGTGCCATTTATACCGCTTACAGCACTTGTTCCACTTGTACCGTTAGAGCCGCTTGTGCCACTTGTACCGCTTGTACCACTTATACCGCTAACTGCATTTGTACCACTTGTGCCATTAGAGCCACTTGTACCGCTTGTACCATTCGTCCCACTCGTTCCAGAAGTTCCATTTGTCCCAGAAGACCCGCTTAATCCAGAAGTACCACTTGTTCCACTAATTCCAGAAGTACCATTCAAACCGCTTAAAGCAACGATATTCCAAGTGGTTCCATCGCTAGCTAAAGTAACAGAAGTATATTGTGGTAAATAATAATTATTTAATCCATCAATCTGACCAAGAGAAGTTCCATCAATTATAACTTGTCCACTGCCTTTGTTTTTAATTACAAATTGTCTACCAGCATTAGAAGAAGCAGCGATAAGAGTAACTGTTGACGAAGATGAAGAATTTATAACAACAACATCATCGTCAGTTGTAATTTGATAATTTGTTGTTTCTATTGAAACGTTTCTTACGATAGCTTCTGCGGATAATGTTGCCCCAACATTAAAAGAACCAGAAACGTAATGCTGACCAGTTCCGTTTAATTCAAGAAGGTCAGTATTGTGCCAAACTCCAGATCCAGTATGATAAGCGAGAATTGAATTATCAGTTGGTGCAATTATCTTAACGTCATGAAGCTCTTCTAGCTCATAACCGTTTTGAACTCTTACATAGAGTTGGCCATTTCCATTGTTAGCTTTTTCAACAACACCAATGAACACCATATGATATGGCGCTTGCGGTTTTGTTACAGTTAGTGAACCAGGTGTTGTTCCTAGCCAAAGAATATCGCCATCATTATAAGCTGCAAGACTTAATCCGTCTACAACGCCAACGCTTTTTACATAACCAAGTTGTCCAGCAGCGATATTTTCAATTACAACACCAAGAGTTTTTGACGAAGTTGCGTCAGAAAGATTTGAAGCTAATTTTACTGTGGCCTTATCGCCTTGCGCACCAAACAAGTAAACAACTTCGCCTTTAGAAATTACTCCCGTTTCAGCATTTCTGACATAAGCTACTAAATCTTGCCCTAAATTAGTTGTGGCTCCCCCAAGTAAACCTAATTCTAAAGAAGCTTGATCATCATTCCATAAAAGCTGGGCGGGATTAGAAACAAGCCCTAATCCAGTATTAAAAGTTATTGAATTAAAAACTCCACTGTTTCCCGTAACAATTCCAGTAAAAGCGCCAGTAATATTATTAGCGTTTAAATAATACGAGCCATCAAAACCGTCTAATTTATCAGAATCGGCTGCTTTGCCAGTTGTACTTAAGTACAAGCCACTTAAATTAAGATCATTTATAACCCCAGTAGCATCAACTACTTGGAAGTTAATCTGAGAAGTGCCTGTGCCTAAATAGTACTTGCCCATATTCCTTTTATGTTAATTTTAATTTGCTAAATATTAAGAAACAACTGAGCTTATTACACTCGCTGTCCACTTAATATTCGCTGCATTTTCTCCTTTAACCTGCAATTTTAACGAATCATTGGTGTTGTCTCCATCAACAAAAACTTCCCAAACACCATTTGAATCGTCGCCTAATTTTATAACGTGAGCCGCGCCAACTAAAGCAGTGTTTCCTGCTTTATTAGCGACGAGACAGTTATAAGACCAAGAAGCCGCTTTCGCATTAGCTGAATCAAAAGCTGTAATATTTCCTTTAAATGCAACAGCACTGTTGCTGGCCAAAGTTATTCTACCATTTGTTCCGTTTAAGAACATCTCGGTTGTTGTAGAATTTGAAGTATTGCAATAGACCACAAAATGATCAGACTTTGCTTGAGCGGCTCCAGAAACCGTAATTCCACCAACTACAATATCATTTGATGTTGACGCTCCATTTGTCGTGGTCGCATCCAAAGTTAATTCCGATGTAACTGGTATGTTATAATAAGTTGAACCATCGTTGGTGAATGTCCAACGATCTGTCCCCTCATTCCAAATCAATAATGTGTTGGTTTGAGTTCCACGCTCAACTTCAATACCTGCGTTTTCACTTGGAGCAGATCCAGTAAAATCTCCATTGAGGAGAACAATGCTATCTCCGACAGAAACAATGTTGCTTTCAATTGTTGTTGTTGTACCTTGAACTGTAAGATTACCTGTAATTACCAATCCACCATCAAGTCTTAAAACATTTGCGTCTGATTTATAGAGAGAAACTTTTCCAGTATCATTTGGACCAAACACAAGACCATCAGAACCAGTAACTGCATTTACTAAAACAACCGGACCAGCATTTATAGTAACTGTATCAGAAGAATCACTACCTAAAGTAACATCACCACTTACAATAAGATCTTTTCCGATTATGATTCCATTTGTTGTTCCGCTTCCGCTATTTGTTACGCTTTGTAGATCTCTCTCAAGAGCTTGATTAATGAGAGGTCTCAGCATTCCAGAGAGATTGTGAACAGCAGCTTCACTAGGAGCAGTAGTTGTTACTCCGCTTTGAATTTGATCGCGAACAATAACAGCTGTTGTACCAGTTGCACTTAAAACGTGGCCAAAAGTATCATAGGTAAAACTAATTCCAGTAATTGCAGATCCAGCAGCAGCATTAACGGAAAGATCAGCTACGCTAGAAGTATCTGTATGAGATAAAACAATCGCATCACTTGAAACAGAAAGATCTAATCCTTCTCCACCAGAAATTGTGACGCTATCTACGAAAGAAAGTCCACTAACTCTGCCTGTTAAATTGATAGCTGCAATATCAGTCCCAGTTGATAAAGCTGACAACTGATAAAGGCCACCGGCATTTGTATACAAATACCCTGATAATCCAGTACCAAAATCAAAAACGGCTTTATTGCTTGGAGTAGTACCTGTTGTATTACCAGTTACGCTCTGTTCTATAAAGTGCTGCTTTACGTCAGCTGCTACTGTTGAAGCGTCACCAGTTCTGAAATCGATCTGGTTACCGTTGGTTACTCCTGTATAATATATTGCCATTTTTAAATTCTCCCGTTATAATAATTTACACGATTTTCTATTTTACCTCTACTAAATTTAGATAGCCAACCCAATGAATTGTTGTTGCGGCTTTTCCTACGACATCTACCTGTAGATATCCATATGAAGTGTTTGCTGAAACTGAAACGCCTCCAGTGCCTATTTCGTCTACAATATTTAAAACAGTGCATTTACCAACGATTTGCGTAAAACCTGCACTAGCGCCTTTTTTAATTGCACCATCAATATTAAATATTGCTGTATTATTTGAAGTATCTTTTGCTATCACCCTTAACTTAAAGTACCAAGAAGTATTGTCTGGTAATGAAAGTTTTTTTGATGTATTTGTAAACTGCAATTCGTATGTTGAAGCATCTGTAGTTTCTCTTTTTAAGATATACTCTGAAAATTGAGCGTCACCATTCGTTGAAAAATTTCCATCAGAAATTACTCTTAATCCAGTTAAATAATTATTGTATCCAGTTCCTTGTAAAACTGTTCCACTTACATGTACATTTTTTTCGAAATAAACATCGTTACTCGGATCAAAATTATTTTCAATAAGTCCACTAATATTAGCATACTGTCCACTTGTTAAGTGATAATATTGTCCACTTGCTCCACCTTGTAAGTCAATAGAAGAATTATGAAGCAGGAAATCAGTTTCTACTACTTCTATAACTCCTGTTTGACTGCTAACTTCTACCACTACAATTTCAGACATGGTGTTATAGAGTTGTAATGTTTTCTTCTACTGAGACAGTACCCTTTAAAATTTTTTGTATAACTCCATTTGAATACTGCGCAAAAACGTCATACTTCAACGTACCAACGTGCAAATTAGCAGTTTGATTCGCCGTTAAAGAAAGTTTGATAATTCCAGAGGCTGGGGTAATTTTAGTTACCGTAAATGAAACAATAGCAGGGAAGTAATAATCTTGTTTTATCTCAGCGTCTATAGTCGCATTGGTAACATCAATAGCTGTTCCATTGCCGTCTTTTAACGCCAAACTAACATCAAAAGTGGCGTTCCTTTCTATAGAAATATTATAAGTTGCTGCGGACATAGTTGCGCCTTTTCCCTTTTAAATTTACACAAAACTATGCCTTAAAGATAAAGTAAAAAAATAATTATTATCTATTTCTTATGCGCCTGTTCCAGTAAGAGTTAAAACATCACTAACCATTGTTTTAGCTACAACTTGAGTTGGAGCAGCTTTATAAAAATTATATGCATAAACTAATTTATTCATCTCTTCTAAATGATCTTTAGATAAAGCTCTAAATTGTTTGCTAACTTCGTTGCTATTTATAAATGTAACAGAAGAATCTTCGTCTGAAACTGAAACGATATTTCCTGATGGAGATGTGCTTCCAATTGTTTTTATCGCATTTCTAGACTTCTTTTTATAAAAATGAGAAAGATAGAGATGCTTAAAAATATCAATTTCTTCTGTACTTAAATCAATTCCAGTGCCGCTATGAGAAGTATAAATTAAATTATTTAATTCTCCTATATTGGCCTGTAGCCAACCAGATATGACGCTTATATTAGTTTGAGACGTATCCGCATCAAACTCATAAAAGAATATACCACTAGCTATTTGTCCGATGTTAGCCATTTAAAACTTTCATCATTTTTTCTTTTTGTTCTTTTGTGAACAGTTCTTTAGTCTGCGGTTGGGGAGAAAAGTAACCTCTAGATTGTACGTTCTGAGTATCAAATTGACGCAAAAGACGGGTTTTGATAGCCGCCATGCTACCTGATGTATCTACTTTAAGTTTACGGGCAAAATCTTGAAGTTGTAACTGGGTCATAGCGTCGAGATTTTCTTCAAAAATTTTACGATTAGCTGTGCCAAAAACATTAACTTCTTTAATACCTAAGATAATTTCTAATTCTTTGACTTTTGATCGATATTCTGGCGAATTTTTATCATTGATAGTATTAAGCTCTTCTAATAAGCTCGCTTTGCCAACTTCAGTAGATTGTCCAGTTGAGATTTCCATAGTAAATACTATCGTAACATTTACACTTTTCTATTTTATAAATGAAATAAAAAACCCGCCTCTTTCGAGGCGGGTTCTTTAGAAGGTTTTAACCTTAGACGATCTTGCCTACGAGGGCGCGAACGTCGAGAACTACACGGCCTTCCTCAAGGGAGCCGAAGTAACCGATCTTGTTCTGACGGATGCTGTATTGATCATCAGCAACCAGATTGAACTCAGAGTTCGAATCTGGATCTGTTGCTACGACGCGGAGCAGTGAGTCACGGCTGCGGTCGATACCAACAAGAATTTCTGTTGTAGAACCGTTGAACTGAGCGGAGCCACTTCCAGCAGCTGTTGTATAGTTTGTTGACGCAGCAGCTGTGTCGAAGATGGTGTTGAACTTCTGACCAATACCGAGTTCATTGAACTCAAGGATATTAACACCGTAGAAGCTGGGGATACCAGCGCTATTGTAGATAGCTGTGCGCATTTCATCAGTAGCGGCGATACCGTTCTCGCTTCCGTTACCGGCGGTGCCAGCTACGGAGGGAGAGCCTTTGGTATTAATTGGGTTATAAGCCATAGCACGAATCTGCTCGGTGACCTCTGGGGAAACCAGAAGGTCAGTCAGGCCAGCGCGTGAACCAGAGGCAGGTGTTCCCTTGGCCCATGATGTGTTGATGCGCTTTGCCAGAGTGAGGAGTTCGTTAAGGTCAGCGAGAAGGAAACGGCCAGCAACGTTAGCGCGCTGAACGTGTTTCTTGCTGTTTGTCTCTGCGTTAGCGAGAGCAGTCATGGCCAATGTGGCAGAAGTACGCTCCTGCTTGAGCAGGATTTCCTGTGCCATACGGGTGAATGTCTTAGCTACAACGTCCATGCGATGCTTTGCAGCATAACGACGGTCGAAGGAGAGGGCGCTGTCCAGTGTGTAGGTGGTCAGCTTCATCTCGGAGACTGTGGGGAGAACCTGATTGGTGGGAAGACCACCAGCTACGGACTGTGAGTATACAGTGATGTAGTCCTCGTCAGTTACGTCGTAGTACAGGTCGAGAGGAATGCTGGGATTATCATCAGCGTTGTATGAGAGGCTGGTGAACAAATTGCTCAGTGTAGGAGCATTGTTAATAACCTCTGCAAGAACGGGTCCGATGAACTCAGCGAGTGCGACTTGAGCATCATAAGCAACAGTGCGATTGCGACTAGCCATTGCTTTGATAAGCTCAATCTGTTCTGGGGTGCGCTTTAATGTGATTTTCATTTAAGTAGTTTCCTTTCTTATTACATGCGCAGACCGATTACTGCGAAGTTACCTGCATAAGCGTCAGTAACGCTTGTGAGCGAGGTGCGTGAACCTGTGCCGAGAACGATGCCGAGTTTACCGTCATCAGTGTGGGCGCAGCCAGTGATCTTGCCGCCGTTTTCGGAAAGCTTGAAGCCCGAACCGACAGTAAGAGTTCCGTCAATCGCATTAGCAGAGAGGGTGAAGATACCGCGAGTAGCGACTGGAACGGCTTGGCCGGGCAGTACGCACATAAGCTCTTCAGCCTTCTGGCGATAATAGAGAAGTTTTTCACCGTTCTCGTCAAACTTTGCAGTTTGACGGAGTGTGAGTCCAAGGCAGTTAGTCAAGTCGCCAGAGGCGGCTGGAGTAACTTTAAGATTTACCTTGGGGTATTGATTAACACCGACATGAGGGAAGTCGGTCTTGCCGAGATAAGAGTCGGAAGCGTATGAAACAGGGTCAAGGTCAAAGTTGCCAGCGGAAACTTTAACGAAGACTCCTGCGTCACCAGTTCCAACGCCGGTTACGTTTTCGTTGACAGCTGCGTCAACGAGAGCGTACATATTTACCACATCATTGTCGTCGTATTGACGGAATGGTAGGAGACGATTTGCCATATTAGTTGTCCTTTAATTGTTTGTTACAGTTAATTTTTATTATTTAGAATAGCTTACGCTAATATTTTCGCGAGAGAAAGCTTTTGCGAACTTCTCACGGAAAGACTGCTCGACAGCGATTTTGCTATCGGGGGCCTTATTGGTGGCTGTAGCATTATCTAATGCGGCAGCGACATCAGCCTTTTTCTCTTCCTCTACCTTTACTTCGGCAGTGGCAGAAGCTTTGCTGACTTCTTTAAGACGAGCCTCAACTTGCTCAGAGATTTTCTTTTCAATCTCGGCGGCTTGGGCTTTGATAAACTCTTTATTCTTGTGCTTCCATACGGTAGCGAACTTCTCTTTGTAAGAAGCAAAAGCCTCTTCTGTCGCCTCAAGAGCTTGAACTTCGCCAATGATAAGTTTACGGTCGTCATCGTTGAGTTCATAAGCGGCGTCGAGTTCACCAACACGGGCATTAAGACGAGCTACAGCCTCTTCTTGCGCTTGGGCTTCTTTAATTTTATTAAGCTCTTCTTGTGTTTTGGCAGCTTCTCGGCTTTGTCTTTAGCGGCCTTCTCAGCTGCAATGGAGTCGCGATACTCTGCGTCCTTCTGTTTGATAGCTTCAGCGAAATGGCTGGTCATTGAAGCGACAGCCTCTTCGCCAAATTTCTTTTCAAGAAGAGCAGACTTTAACTCTGTGATAAGTTTTTCTAAGTCCATATGGTTTATTGTTTTTACATTTTTTATCTGTAAAATGGAATTTGATTTTTTATTCGTTAAAAATGCACTGACTTCTTCGATGCAATTTTCATTAGCTTCAACCTCTTCATTTTTCTTTTCGTCCTCTTGAACAGAAAATGACGGAGCATCTTCAAATGCTACAACACCATTGACTTGCGCGGCTGGATTAGTTGTGAAACCCCCGCCTAAAGGATAAATCTCTCCAACTATTAATCTGTAAACCGGAGTTCCATCTTTTAATTTACCGGCTCCACCTTTTGCTTTTAAAAATTGAGAAAATTCTTGAATTTGTTTTGGATCTGTGATAATATCAGCCTCTTTTAAAGACTGACTTCCAACTGCTAAATAATAATTACTAAAACCAATTTCCCAACTCGCAGAAATAGAATTGTAAAAAGAATCTTTTGGATCAGAATTTCTTAGCATTAACGATGTAAATTTTTTGTCAACAGTTTTATAAATAACACCGGCAACTGATAGATAAACAGGATCAAGAGTTTTACCAACTTCCTCTTCTGTTAAAAATTTATTATCTCCAATTCTATTGAAAGAATAATTTGTAATGTGTCCGATTACACGTTCTTTGTTGTGTTCAATATTAAGATACTTATTCATGAAACGCTTTGCAATCTTTGATGCAGTAGCGCCAGAAATACCATCGCCGTTGTTATTGATCATGTTTGGAACGGCGAGATTAAAAGAAACCCCGAGAAGATCAGGATTATCTTCAAAATCTATTTTTGGAGAAAGTTTTTTTAATTCATCCAAAGAAGCTTTGGAGATTTTAAAACGTTCGTCCGAAATACCATAACAAGCGACAGCAACATTGTCCAAAATCGTGCTATACTTGAATGCCATATTTTATTTTACAGCAGAATGATGCAAAATGGCCGCAGAATATTCATCGAGTAAAAATTCGTCAGCTGTATCAAGAACAGATTTCATTGGTTGCAATCTTTCAATTTCATCAAGATTAGCCATGCACTTTTGAACATTTGTTACCCAATCTTGTCTTGAACTTGATGCAATAACCTTCTTGCATAAATTTACTATATTTGATTTTTGCTCTTCGCTTAAAGAAGCTACGGCAAATTTTTTAGCAGCGAAATCCTCTGCTGCTTTCATAAAAGCATCTATCTCGTAAATTGTTGTTTGAATATCTTTTCTTGATGCTGTAGCCCCTAAAGGTCTTCCTGCTCCAGATTGTGTCGGAGCAGCAGTTGGAGCAGCCGCTGTAGGATCAGAAGATTCTGATTGAATCATTGGAACTCCACCAACAATTGGATTGTAATATCCTTTTTCTCTATCCGAGACGAACTTTTGCTGCGCGGGCGCGAGGTCAGTTGGGTCTGGAAGTTTGCCGTTATTAATTGATTCGATACCTTGTTCTGGAGTAAGAACACCAATCTCCATTAAACGACTGATTGTTCTCATGTATTGAGTTTCATCCTTCAAATCAATTTCAGTAAATTTGGCAGTTGGCCAAGAACGAAAGCTTTTGATATGCGAATAATTTCTGGCTGAAGAACATCGTTAAGAAATGCATTTCTAACTTCTTTTAAACGCTCCATGAAAAAGCTAATTTTCGCACTTTGACCATTATACTTTTCGTTTCCGAGCATAACGTTCATCAAACCTTCTTTAATATCTTCGTTTAGAATTTCGTATTTTTCTCTACCTACAACTTTTTTCAAATCAGGGATAACAAAGTCCGCTCTAGTTGTATAATCTGAAACAAGAACGCGACCGACGCTTTCATTCATAAATAAGTTTTGCATGGCAGTCATATTCGCGGGATTAATACCGCCTTTATCTGGCTCCGCTCCCATCGTAATCAAAAGAATTACATTCTCTACAGTGCGGGCAATTGCTTGATCAATGCGTTTTAGTTCAATCTTTGCGTTAATATCTTCAAGAACAGGATAAGCAAAAGGAACTGCAAATGGCTCGTAATCTTGTTTTTTGTAAAAAGAATAAAGCAAATACTTTGGATCAAGTTTCATTTTCAAACCATCTCTAAAATATTGCTTACCTTTAATTTGTTTTTGAATTTCTGGATCAAATCCATTAAGAAGCTCAACATCCGCATCATCTTTAGGATTTTTTAAACGCTCAAGCTCGTATTCAGAAAGAATTTTTTCGTAAACGGCCTCTGCAAATGAGCTAGATATTTTAGCAACAATATCATATGGATTAATTAAAATATAACGAAGAGGGACTTTATTATTCTTAATTCCATTTTCGCTCAAACCAGAAAGTAGCTTAAAATCTTCTGCATTAAACTTACCGTCAATTCGATAAAGAAAAATATTTCCACTGCGATAATACTCGCGAAAATACTGATCTTTTAATTTCCAAAGTTTGATTTTATCAAACCATTTTTGAAAAAATTCTCTACTTCTTTCAGTCCCACCTTCAAGATAAACATCCGTATTAGCAAACTCAGTAGCTATATCTATAGTATTTCTAACTATCGCGACATTAGCATAAGCTTTTTGGCAAAGCATAATTGCGTCTCTTATATCTACTCCGTCTTTTGTATATTCATATGGCAGAATGCCTTGGCTCAGTAAAGAATAGCGACCGACATGAATATCTGTTCCGTTTCTGGGAATTCTTGTTTTTGTAGGCGAATCTGTTTGCGTTGACCTAACAGAAGCATTTGAAACCTCTTTGTAAAAAGGCTCACCCATAAGTTTTGGCTCATAAGAGGCTTGCGAAACTTGAACTGGCTGAATTTTATTAAACCTTGTCCAATAATCAGACTTTTTGTTATATTGACGAGCCATTTTCTTATATTAAAAGTTACACCAAAAGTCTCAAAAGTACTTTAATTTTCTATAGCTAGAATGTCATCGTCCGAACAATATTTGACTTCTTTACATATCATTCGCCCATTTTGATCGGTTATTTCGAATTTAACTATATCGTTAATCGCCAGTGAACTTCCAGTTAGCCAAACATCTTTTTGAGTTAAAAAAGAATTATCTAATTTAGAATTTAAATAAATCTTAACGTTCAAAACTAAAGATTTAGAAAAATTGTAAAAAAATGGCTGAATAATACCATTTTTTCTTTTTAGTATGAGAGCGTATTGATTTGCAATAAAATTTATATCATCGTATCTAAAATTTAAACAATCTTGATCAACAACGTTTTCAAAATAATCAACTGGAATCAAATGAACAAATTCCTCAAACTGTTTTAAATAAAAGCCAAAACAATATTCATATGGCATCCAAGGAAAAATTGTTTTGCATATCTGAGGATCATATAAATCTTTTTCATTCGAAGGGTAAGAAAATGTTTGATTAAAAAATTTAATATTAGCAAAATAATGATTTGTGTATCTAAATGTATTGTCTTTTTGAGATCCAACAGCACAAAACTTTATTTTAGAATTATTTAATATATTTAAATTTTCTACATAATAATTGATATTTGGAACAATAACATCGTCCTCTGTATAAAGAGCAGTTTCAAAACCCAATTTTTCTGCAAGTCCAAATAATAATTTTGTATTTCTGCTTATTGTCGGATCAACATTACCAACGAATATAAGAATGCCATTATTTGGAGGCAAAGCTGTTAAAGAAACATGGTCTTTACCTTCAAGCTGACACTTTTTGTGATACAGTGCAGATTTTACTATTTTTTCTTTGTTCAAAAAAAAGTAATCAACTGAATTAATAATATCGCTATTAACTTCGCATCCAGAACACAATATGATAGGACAACCAATCTCTTTTAGTTTAGAGATTTGTTTTTTTAATGTTAAAATTTTTTTTTCTGAATTAGGAAAAGAATTTATTAAAACTACATTTTTCATCTGGCAAAAAATGGAACAAAAGTTGCGGAATTTTTTTCCGCTTTTATGTCCATCATGTCATAATATATTTTAGTCATCCAATTTCCAAGCACCAAACAAGCATAAGAGTCTTTTCTAGTTTTCTCCGCGCCGCTTTGTTTTTTTAATTCTGGAGGCAGATCAAAACTTTGATGACCGTTTGCGGTCGTTGTTGGGATAATCAGCGAACATTGAGCTTTAACCAATTCAATCATGTCTGCCTGATGATCAACAAAATCAACCATCTTAGCTTCGATACTTTGAGTATCTTCATGGTCACGAATAAATTTTAAATTTTTGATTGGAATAGTTTTACTTTTTTGCGATGTAAAATCGTCGTCTACGGCTTCAGCAGCAAATAATATCTTTCTATGATCAAAATTTGATTGAAGCAATTCATTCGCATATCTTATCCAGCCACTAGTAGGTATTCGAAGATAACAAATTCTACCAGAGCTTTTGCTGTAAACATTTCTTGCTTTTCTTAATTCATCTTGATAAGTTTCTGGAGTATCAAAATCTGCTTCAAATGTTTTAACTTCTATTTTGCTATTCTTAAACAGTTCACTTTCATTTGCAGCATTTATAAATTGCAATCCTCCGTTATAGTCACCGCACATAGCGACAATATTAAAGCTAGTCAACAAATAATGAAGATACTCAATATGTTTTCTTAAATTAGTTCCAGACAAAGCGTAGTTATGCACGACAATTCCTTTACGATTTGTTTTGTCGAGCTTAATAACGTTCATGGCAAAATCGTCAGACGATTCGTTTTCTGCCCAAGACGGGTCAAAACTTAATATATATTCTGCATTTTTTTCTCCAGCAACTTCAATTGCTTGCCCTTCTCCAGCTTTAATTGTGCATTCATGCATTTTACTCAGTTTAAAATACCCAGACGAATCATCAACAAATTGAGATCCAAATTCTCTTTTGAATTGAGATTCTGACATGGTTGCTTTTGCTTGAGTTAACAAACTTTCATCATACAGGCCATGAGGAGCCACATCGTAAGAAAAATGCAAGATAGCTCTTGTAGCTCCTCCTTTAGCATTTCTTTCTGGCGTAATGATTAAGTCTTCATATTGCTTATAAAGTTTATACATGTACTCAAACTGATAAGACGCAGAAGAAAGAACAATAATTTTATTATTAGGCCAAACAAATCGATCCTCTTCTTTCATTTCGCCACGCTTAATAAGCTCCGTTTCCAAGTCGTAAACTTGTTTTCTTTCAGTTGGGTTTTGTACAACAGAAAGGAAGGGGATAATAACTTCGTTAAAAATGCGATCTGGCATAAGCAAAAACTCATCAATCATCATACGGTGAAAGCGAAAACCACGGAGTTTTTCACCGTCGCCAAGAGGCAAACAAGTAATCTTACTGCGTCCAAATTCCATTGTCCATTCGTCTGAACTTTTAGAAACCTTAGTTATACATTGTTTTAAAAATACGGCATTAGGCTTTTCTGCAATTTCTTCTATCTTGCGGAAAATCATCTTTGCCTGACGAAATGTTTTACTAACAATACCAATATGTACCCCTTGATTCAATATTGCATCAAGAGATGCAAACACTGCACAAGTGAAACTTTTTGAAAGTCCACGGCTCCACACCATCATAGAGTAATCTGTTTCAAACATGGTTTTGATCGCCATATGTTGAAATGGAAATAGCTTAACGCCGCAAATAATTTCCGAAGAAAACGAAATATTTGAACGCAAAAATTTATAGAGAAGAATTTTAGCGTCTCTTTCTTCCAAGAACCCTTGTTTACTAAGGATTTCTTGGTTTACGTTACGGAATAAGCTTTTTCTTTTTTGGTTTCCTTCGATCCAAGCCATGATTTATCCTTATCTAAAAAATATTGAACATCAACATCCCAAAGAACACTGCCAATTGCAGTTAATTTCGGTATAAGAATTTCACTGTTAGTTCTATTGCCAGAAAATATAAATTGACAGTACCCCGCAAACTCATGCTGCAACAATCGCATATTATGATATATAAATTTTAAATTCGCCTTATGAGGAGTAAAATCATTGTTACTACTTATACGTTCTAAAGTTGATTCTACAACAACGAATAGATAACACTCCATGTCTTTGCATCTTTGCAGTTCGCGCCTAAATCTATCTAAATTTTCACCAACTAAAGTTCCTTTAAAATCGGATTCAGATTTTCTGTCTACAAATGTTTTTGTATAATTTGAACCACTAGCAGTATAGTCGCCAAAGTCTAGTTTGACTTTTCTTTCT